GTTATACGGTACTCCTCGTAAAAACGCCTTTTTGGCAAGGTTTTCATGCAGAGTGCCATATGCGACAGAAATGATTCGTATGGATTTCCAATCATACACGGCGCCAGGTAAAGGCTCCCTGATTATCCCTAGGAAGGGTGACCTGTTGACAAATATTTTTATTCAGGTTGATATGAAAAAATTGTCTACAACTGGAACACAGTTTTTCCCTATAGAAAATCTTATAGCAGGCGTGCGTTTGTATATAGGAGGTCAGCTTATAGAGCAATTTGATAACAACTACATACGTATAAGGAATTCGCTTTTTACTGATAATGCTGAAAAAGACGCGATATTGACGATGGAAGAATTTGAATCAACGGACGCCGACGGTATGATAAGGTCTCTGTGGCTGAAGTTGCCATTCTGGTTCAACACTACATCGCTTGCGCTTCCCTTGATAGCTCTTCAATACCATGAGATACGGCTCGAGTTTGATTTCCAAGACCCAAATAACATACCGGGTATAAATCCTTCGTTTTCGCCAATCATTACCGCATGGGGGGAATATGCGTTTTTACCCACCGAAGAACGAATCTTGTTTGCTACGAAACCTCATAAATATGTCATAGAGCAGACGCAGACTAATAATTTTGTTTCTAAAATTTCAACCACGACGAGTGCCACGACGAAGTACACATTGCCATTTAACCTTCCAGTAAAATATCTGCTTTTTGTGTTTAGACAAGAGGATGTATTTGGGATATATTCTGGAGATACTACGGTTGGTTTATCTGCGGATGATAAGTATACCCCTCTTCAGTCTGCAAAAATTCAGATAAATGGTATAGATAGGTTTGCTGAACAACCTGGGTCATACTTCAGGCTTATCGAACCATATAGAATATTAAAGTCGGTACCTCCCGCGGGCATGTATTCGTATTTTTTCGCCAAGGAGCCATTGAATGTTCACTCCTCGTCAGGAACGCTGAATTTCTCAGCAATTGATACAGTAACGCTTATTGTCACTACTAAGACTGCCAGTGCAGCAACCACGGGAAATGTGCTAAATGAGCAAACTTCCGTGTCCTCTGCTGCCAACTTAAATATATTCACGGTGATTGCGCGTTCGATGAACATTCTCAGAATAGAATACGGAATGGGTGGCGTAGAGTTTGCAAATTGATAAAAAAAAAGTTATCTTATTTTAAATGTCTAGTTTTATCGCAGCGAATCCGGTAATATCAACTGGCTCGGCTCAGACATTTGAAATATTTGAGGGAATAATTCATAATCTTTTAGTAACGGGAAACCTCACATCGACTGCTAATATAGGAGATATTCAGGATCTTGTAGTTTCATATATCCGTTCGAATGTTGCAATTATTAACCAGCTTACCTCGAGTATCGCAAATATTAGTCAGCTTACTGCCAATATTGCGAACATTAGACATCTTACTGCCAATATTGCGAACATTAGACATCTTACTGCCGATATTGCGAACATTAACCAGCTTACTTCTAACACAGGGGATGTGTCATTCCTGAATGCAGGAGTTGCGAATGTTGGCGTGATGAACGCTATAAATGTTTCAGTTGGCGGTAATGTAGTTGCGGACTATTTCATAGGTAACGGGACACAGTTGACGGGGATATCTACGAATGTAAATGTCCATGTTACCACGGACAAATACTTACTGGCAAACGTAATACAATCTGATATATACCTAAGTGCAAATGCTGTAAATTCTCCGGGGATGTTAACAGCACTCAATTCTTCTGGAAAAATTGACCAACAATCTCTCGACGGTTATTTGGTAACTCCGGAAGGATATGTCGCCAATGCGACCGTTAGACTAGGTCTCGGAGGCGGAGATCTCCCTATTGGATCGGTTGTAAGACAAACCGACAATGGGAACTCATATATGTTAACAGCATCCCCATCAAACATTGATGTCAATTGGATTACATTCACCGGGGTTATATTCCCCGTAAACACGGTATTCGGTAGAATTGGGGATGTTTTGGCAACGTACGGTGACTATTTAGATAACTATGTAGAGCTTTCTGAATCAGTTGGTGTAGTCCCAGCTGGCAATGCAGTGTCCGAAGCACTGTCCATGTTGCAAGACACGAAGAAAGACAAGATCAATAGACAATCCATGTGGGTTACTAATGGATCGCAGAGTATTTCTAATACGACGGCAATACCGATATCATTCGGATCATTTAGAACAACTGGTGCATCTAACGCAACGATCATATCTATGTCAGCCGGAAGTGTACCGAGTGCGATGTTCAAAAATACAGGGGGTGATAATTTGTTCGCGATATCTACGAGAGTGACATTTGGAAATGTGGCCAATAATGGAGAATCCACTGTAGTAATGTCAATGAACGGAAATACGAGTTCGGTGAATCGCCTGGCAGAATCTTATCAAATAAGTGTCACTCCACATCCATTACACACGCAGATACATTCGTTATCTAGCACAGTATTTATTCCCTCCGGCGAATTCGTTGAAATTCTTGCGACAGTTGATAATAACACTGCGTGTTCTGTAGACGGATTAATATCATTCTCACAGTTAAATTAAAATATATATATTTAGTATCACAACACAATGCCAACTCTGCCTCCGACATTCCTTAGAACAACATTATATACAAACGAAGTCAGAGGGAATGTTATTGTAAACGGAAATTTTTACACATCTTCTAATGTCAGTGCAACGTACTTCATTGGTAACGGTGCTTTTATCACCGGAGTTACAGCTTCACTCCCTACCGAGTTCGCAGCTGATGTATTGGGTAATGTTACAGGGTCGTACATTAATGTTAACAACGCAACTGCAACGTACTTTACGGGTAACTATTCGACGCTCTCTGGAAACTCATCAGCCTCTTACTTCATTGGTAATGGTGCGCTGCTGACCGGGGTTACAACCACACTCCCTTCTGAGATCACCGCTGATGTCCTCGGTAACGTCACCGCTACAGGAAATGTATCCGCAGAGTATTTCCTAGGTAATGGTGCGCTGCTGACCGGTATTGAACAATACGTTCTGCCCTCCGAGATCACCGCTGATGTCCTCGGTAACGTCACCGCCACAGGAAATGTATCCGCAGAGTACTTCCTAGGTAATGGTGCGCTGCTGACCGGCATTGAACAATACATCCTGCCCTCCGAGATCACCGCTGATGTCCTCGGTAACGTCACCGCCACAGGAAATGTATCCGCGGAGTATTTCCTCGGTAACGGTGCGCTGCTGACTGGCATTGAGCAATACGTTCTGCCCTCCGAGATCACCGCCGATGTGCTCGGTAACGTCACCGCCACAGGAAATGTGTCCGCGGAGTACTTCCTTGGTAACGGTGCGCTGTTGACTGGCATCAATGGACAGAGTATTTCTGGAAATGTGAACGTAGAAAATATAGTAGCCACTGGAAATATATCAGCTCAGTATCTTATTGGTAACGGGTACAACTTGGTTCTCGATGGTTACACGCTTAAGCCCACTGGCAATGTTGCAAATGCGGCAGTTCGTCTTGCTCTTCAAGCCCCGGTTGGTACGATCGTTAACCAGGTCGATATTGATCAAGAGTATATGCTGCTGTATACTCCTGCAAACGTAGACGCAAATTGGCTGGAATTCACTGGAGCCAACTACCCTGTTACGAGTGTGTTTGGCCGCGTAGGAGCAATTGAGCTACTGTCTGGGACGGACGTGAATACTATCGGTGGCACCAGCATCGTAGGAAATGGCGACATCACAAGCTTGGCAGTTGACATCACCGGTAACGTCACCGCCGCTGGGAATGTGTCTGCAGAGTATTTCCTCGGTAATGGTGCGCTGCTGTCCGGCATCGAGCAATACATCCTGCCCTCCGAGATCACCGCAGATGTGCTCGGTAACGTCACCGCCACAGGAAATGTATCCGCAGAGTACTTCCTTGGTAACGGTGCGCTGCTTACGGGCATTGAGCAATACGTCCTGCCTTCTGAGATCACCGCTGACGTGCTCGGTAACGTCACCGCTACTGGAAATGTATCCGCAGAGTACTTCCTAGGTAACGGTGCGCTGCTGACCGGCATTGAGCAATACGTGCTGCCCTCTGAGATCACCGCCGATGTGCTCGGTAACGTCACTGCTACAGGAAATGTATCCGCGGAGTATTTCCTCGGTAACGGTGCGCTGTTGACCGGTATTGAGCAATACGTTCTGCCCTCCGAGATCACCGCCGATGTGCTCGGTATCC